TCTGGTTTACTACTTATCTTTTCTTCTTCTTTTGTCACAAGATTTTCAGGTGTTTGGTTCTTATTAATTACAAGTTTTGTTGGTTCTGTGATAGGAACTCTCGGTGCCTCTTGTGCTTCTTGTGCTTCTTGTGCTCCTGTAGCAACCTCTTCTATTTTTACAGTTTTCTTTATTTTCGGTTTTACAGTAGATATATACTGTTCTTCTGTTTCAACTTCAGCAACAATCTCGCGTGATTTAACAAAGATGAACCAACGATTTAAGAATGAAAACTTTTTAACAGCATCACTCATAATATAATTCTTCCCAAACTGTTTCGCCATGTCATATGAAACACCAAACATGTTTGTTCCGTTCTTTAATCCAATTTCATTCGCTTCAGCATCACTCAAAAGTTCACATCCAACTTCCTTCATGCGTTCCACAAAATAAGGAAATGATACTAAATACTCATCGTGTCCACCAGGGCTTCCAATACTTATAAAATCAACATTAATCTTATGTCCTAGGGATGAATCGTTAGATTCTAGTTCATCAATATCATAATCTTTACGAATATTCCATAAAATCGCTTCTTTTTCCATACCTGTTAGAACACCTCCTTTAGGAGTATCTTTAAACAGTTTGAAAACAGAATCTCCATCAAAACAACACCCAAAGAAGTAGCCTCCAACTTTTAATCCTTCGCGAATATTTTTCAGTAGACCATCTAATGATTCTTTCTTTTCAAAGAAATAGTGTAGTGCAAACATACACGCCATAGCATCCGCACCTTCTTTCAGTTTACCAGCACCTTCACGTGATACGTATGATGGGACTGGACCAATCGGTGAAAATTTACCATATACACTTCTTAGTATATCTCTCTCATCTTCAGATGAACCAGCGGTTCCATCAATTATACGTTTAGAACTATCACCAATCACAAATACCATAGGAGGAACTTCAGCCATCTTATTTCTTTGTTTGAACGTGATATAACGAGCATACGCTCCATCTTCTGTATTTGTAATATTATCACCCGCATAATCAATTCCGAGAACAAATGATACTTTCGCGTTCACCCAGCGACGAATATCAGAACCTTTTCCAACGGCGATGTCGATGAGTGTTTTTTTCCCTCCTTTCAATACTGAATTGTATAAGATAATCTCTTTAACATACTGGTTATGAAACTCGCGAAGACCACGCACGAACATTAAATCTTGTTGAGGTGCTTTACGTTCAAAATACTTTAATGAGATGTTATTTCTCTCTTCAACTTTCTTCATGGTAGAATTTACTTCTTTATCATTAGGATTCGTGTTTCCAGAACGAATCATAGATTCAGTAACAGGGTCATGAATACTATTCCATACACTATCAGCAACTCCTTCAGAATTTAATGTTCTTGCTAATATTCCTTTTTGTAGACGTTCTGTTTTATCGTGGCGAATACGGATTGGTATCCAACGCCATCCGCTCGGCATAGAAGGATCATATCTCATTTCAATAATACTCTTATCTTGAATAGGCTCATTATTTGTTTCAGTCGATACATACTCCTCAGATGTAGCAGGATCTAGTTTTACTTCGCCATATGCGATGCTTGCCATCGTATCATAGAACTGTTTAGGATAGAATGGAACTGGTCTATATTCATTTCTATCTCTTAAATTATCTTCTTTTCTTTCATTCAGAATAGTATCACGAGGATTATATGCTTTGCTGCGACTACTTCCAACAAATAGACGCATCGTTTTATAGCGGATTGTTTCGTTAGTTTCAGGTTTTATTCCAACAATTACGCGATCTTGCTTTGGATTTTTTGCCTCTTTTTCAAATCTTACTAAGAAATCAATTGTATTATCTTCAGAAGGTTTCCATTTAAACTGATTAAAGAATGTAGCACTCGGCTTTACTGTATTCTTTTCTTCATTATAACCAGGTAGTGGCAAACTATTAGGAGTAAAGATTAATCCATCTGTATAGTAGATTCTATACGTATCAAGAACTTTTGAAGCACTCTTAAAGATTGATAAATCGTTAGGTTTTGCTTGAATAAAAGTTTTCATAGAAATGTTTAATGTGATTTGTGATGTTAAATATGGGAGAAGTTTTTTAGGACCTTCTCCTTTATTAAAAGTCTTTACCCATTTGTCTAACTGATAGAAACGAGAATTTTCTTCATCTTCTTTATTATAGAAAGGATATTTACTTACAAGTTTAGAATCTGTTGCATAGTATATATCAAATGCTAAAAACATGTTAATAGGTTGTTTTTTACTAGTCTTTGTAACCCATTCACCATCAATAATAGATTCACGATTCTCAATACAGGCTAACCCAGTTCGGTATACGTTCATCGCCATATCAATCAGATATAATTCTCCATTTGAATCAACAAATATTAAACAACGTAAACCATCGGCTTTATCTGTTACATTATAACCAGTGCGAATATTTGGCGTGGAATCATCAATAACTTCATCAAAATTAGACTGTTCTAGAGTAACTGGAGAACATCCAAGAAATCTGTTAGATTTTGTTAGACTCTCAAATTCTTGAAGAACTTTTTCTTTTTTTGATTTACCAATCAGAATACTATTTTTTTGAATTCCTCGGAGAATTTCTCCTACACCTTTAATAAGACGTTTTGTAGCAGATTCAACTGTATCTCCTTCCATACGCAAAAGTTCAACCTCCATCTCATATAAGTAAGGAGCGAGTGATAAATCTTGATCAAGAAAGTTTATCTGCCATTTAAATTCACCTTTCTGTGTTCTTGCTGTGCTACGCACAATAGATAAATCATAACGAATACCAGGTTCTTCAAATGACCAACGACGAATCATACGAAACGCTTTACGTTGTTGATTCCAACGTGTCAACATATCTTTAATTCCAATCTCGTTATTAGCCATGGGTATTTCTCTACGTGTTTTAACACGAACTTCATACTGTTCAATATCAACATTAGCATCAGCAGAACTCCTATCTTTAATCATAGCGATAAAAGGTTTATTAAGTAGAGAATTATCACGACAATATTGCTGAATAACTCCCATACTTTGCACAGTAAAACGAACATGCTCGGGTGTTGTGATTGTTAAACGGTCTTCTTGAGAAAGCTCACGCATATTTTTTGAACGTAAACGTTGGGCTACTTGAAAGAATGTTGTAGCATCAACATTTCCTTTGCCGAATGTACATTCTAACTCGTTGTCAGAATGTTCAATCCAACCCTGAATCTGTTTATTAATACTTTCAACTTCCTTTTTAGATAACTCCATTGTATATTCCTATAATAACAAATAGACAATGCTTTAATTCTCTAAACTCTAATGTTCAATTTTAATAGTAATATGTATTTAAGAAAATTCTGTATTAATATGACGAATTGCCTCAGCTTTTCCTAAAGCAATCGCATATTCTTCTTTTTTAGGCTTCGATCCCGAAACGGTTAGTCCAAAACTATCGAGTGAATCTTTTAATTCTTTTAATGTTCCAGAACTTACAGGCCATTCATATTTATAAGTCTTTTCTAATTCAAAGAACCATGATTTAATAAAAGGTCTAGCTTCTTCATCTTTACCTTTTACATAGATGCTGCGACACCCAACTGAAACAAGATAGATAGGATATTCCTTTGACCATAATCTCATGTCTTGAGGATATGAAAAGAGTTTCTTATGAATTTCATCAACTTCAATATACTGAAATCCCAAAACGTGACAAATCCCTTTAGATAGTTCGGGAGTATTTAATGGGGGTGAAACTGCACTACTATCTTGTTCTTGCAGTTGTTCAATCGCACGTTTACGATTCCACTGTCGTCCTTTGAGTTCTGATTCAAACTGTCCATTTAGTTTAACAATCAACTCCCGTAGAATTACTTTGCGTGTTTGAAAATTACCAGCACGAAATTCTGGATTAGTATGCCACAAATATAGAGATACAGGGCCTGGTGGATCAAGTGGAATTATACTTACTCCACCGGGACCAACGACTGGATTTTCTGAACTTTCACATGTATCGGAAACAACTTGAATTTTAATGAATGGAACGGAAATATCTTTATTCTGATTTTGAGAAATCCATGAACTAATCTGTTTTTGAATCTCCATTTTATTATATAATTATATAGTTAAAACTTTAGACCTTTCTCTTCACATGTGTAGCATTTCTTGTGCCAACTTCTCTTCTTTTTCTCTATCCTCAAACGCCTGTCTATTCTGTTTACAAAAATCTAGGAATTGTCTCATCTGAAGAAAAGCTTCATCGGTTAATTTAGAAATATCAAAAAAAATACCATTTGAATTTTCTGAATAAGAACTATTTGTTGTTTTTAAAATTCTAAAAATACCTTCTTGTTCTATCTTACTTAGTAGTTTAAGTTCTTCTAAAAGTTGTTTTCGTTTTTCATAATTATCACTATTCATCATCTAATACAATATTTTCTTCTTCATCTTCTTCTGTTTCCGCAGAACCAACTGAATCTACGAATGTTCCTACACTTAAAATAGACTCGTCATTCACTTGAAAACGAGACTTTTTAATTTCAACACGAATAGTATCCCCAATCTCAGTCTTATCAAACGCTTCATTCCCGATATTTAAATCACGTGGAACAATCACGCGAATAGCATCTTTATAAGTAATATAGATTCCCATCTTATTCTTACGTATGACTTCACCTTCAACGACAATCCCATCAGGAGGATTTAAAACATTCCCCTGAACTTGAATGTAGTAGACAAAATCACCAACAAAACGTCCAGATGATGATTTGCCTAACGAACGAGATAGTAGTTTTAATGTGTCTTTAATTACATATCCATGACGAGAACACTTATTCTCTAATTTCAATTTAACTTTATTTAGAAGAATTTCATCAATTGAGCGAATAGCTTTTGATAAATCATCTGGCGTCAACGACACTTGTTCTTCAAATAATACAGTATGTTCCATTCTTACTAGTATAAAATAGAACTATTTTTAAACCAATTTTTTAGATTTTTAGTCATCCTTTTTTTTCTTTGGCATAATAGCAAAATGGTGTGTTTTATACGCTGATACTGGCCTGTAGAACCATCTTAAACCGGCGGCACCCTTCGTATCCATAAAACGTAACAGAAGTTCTCTTAATGAGCAGTATCTAGGAGAACTTTTAAATCTACGTTTACCTTCTTTAGGATTCATATACTCATCGTTTATATGATAATCATAACCTGATGTTTCTTTAAGAATCTTTCCTAACGGATAAGTATAATTTAAGTGATGGGCTAAGGTTGTAATAGTATAACACGCCTCACCCTTCTCTGGATCTTTTCCTACAGATGGAGCTGTCTTACTTGATTTAAATGTATATCTTTCTTTTACTGGAACTAAGAAACCATATAAATTACCAGTATTTTCTTTATTTGCTTTTAATCTATTGTAGATATCATTCTCATCCTTTTCTAAATCTTTAGTAATAGCAGGGAAACACGGTTTACCATCTTTACATATATATTTAATATCAAATGGGCTAAGTTTTAATTCAACATATCTAAAGTAGCGCCCCCCTTTTACAATCTGTTCTCTAGCAACTTTTTCTATTATCTCATCCATATTTTTAACAAGCTTATATTGTTCGAGTGGTAGCAGGAAATTATCCCAAATAAATTCAAGAACTATACTAGAATATATAATTCTATCTTCATCTCTAGATTTTAACGTTTCATAGAACCAGTTAATCATTTCAATTCTTTCAATAGAATCCTTAATTAGGTCATTATTCCCTTTATACTTTTCTTTAATAACATTAATAACACTATCTGATATTTTATTTTCTAATATTCCTTTTTCTATTTTTCTAGACATATTTACAAAAGTTTGCCAGAATTTAATAATAGCATCATTTGATACAACTTCTTCTACCTTATCATCAGAAACTAAATCTACCTTTTCAGGAAGTGGTTCTTCTTTGGGGGGTGTGTAAGTATCTGTTTTAACTGGATAATTTGCTATACGTAAAGCAAGAGGAATTTCTACATCTTCTAATGAAAATGGTTGGAATAGGTAGTATCCATTCCTATATATAATATAACCTTCTTTATCATTAATTTTTAATCTAAATGATTTATTATTTACAATTTCATAAAGGATAGTAAAAAGAGCTTCACTTGGAACTTCTGGAAGAATTGATTGAATATCTTCTAACTGTAAAAAAGGGACTTGTTTTTTTTCAAAAATATATTTAATTGCACGTTTTACTTGTGCTTCTCTCCACTTTGAAGAATAATCATCATATGTTAAAGAACTAGATGTTTTAATATCTATTTCAATAGGTTCTGCACATTTATAGATGCATTCAGTCCAATCACATAAGTTTGTATAATTTTTATCATTAATATCAGTAAGAATACCTTCAGGAGGATTATTCTGCGCATTTATCTGTAGTCTTTCTTTCATATTTAATACTATGTTCCCTCCTATATTTAGATTACAATCTAAAGCATAACGTTTTACAACACGTGATATTCTACCAATCTGCAAAGCTTTTATCATACCAATTCTATACATATATAAATCAGCAGATTCTCTACTTTCATTCAAACTATTAACCATTAAATATACTGTACAGTTACGTTTTTCTACAGGTATACTTGGGTGAACATGACTACACGTTCTTATTCCACGACCTAACACTTGTTCCATCTTATTTAAATGGAACCAACTATCAAAAACGTATATTTCTCTTATAAATTTCAAATCAATTCCTTCACTCGCTACTTGAGATCCAACTACTACTTTAATTTGAGAACCATTATAATTTTCAAAAGAACGTTCCATCATAACTGAATTGTTATTATTTGGACTAATATCTTTTCTTCCTGTTAATAAGACGTATTTTGCTGGAACAAATTGATGCGCTGACTCTCTATGTTCTCTTTCTTTAAATTCACATAAGGCACATTGGCGACCACCTTCTGATATTACACCTTCCACTAGTAACGGTCTATCACGACCATAAAGAGTATAACCATTTGCTTCTAATGCTAATGCGATTGGTAACGCACCAGATTTTATAAAACGACTATAGATAAATACAGGTCCTTCTGTTTTTTTAATTCTTTTAATTATATATGCTGATTTAGGCGAATAGTTTACTAAATTATCTTCTAATAACCATGTAGGTCTTCCTAATCTAGAGCTAAATCTACGTAAACCAGCTACAGAATGACTTCTCTCATCAAAGGCATTATCAAACCCACTATCGCGTATACGTTCTTCAATATCTGTATCTTCATCGATTGAAGGATAAATCCAGTTACCAGACTGTATCATAGTATCAATACTTGATACTCCTAATCCATAAGCTTCAATAGAACTATTAAGAATATTAGTATAGTTTCTATAGTTTTCGTCGCCAAATGCTACAGGGATTAATGGGAGTTTAGATAATCTTTCAATTTCAGTATCAGATAAATTAACAACTTTATTATCTGGTGTAGACTTAGGCCACATTTTTAGAAAGGGAACATTCGTTGGATTTAAACGTATCGGAAAAGATATAGGAGTTTCTCCTCTCATGTAACTTACGTAAGGCGTTATAAATCTTCCTAGTTTTTCATCACCTTTTGGTTTAAATGATCCATCAGCATTAAAAATATCTTGAACTGAAATTTCTGCTTTCTTATCATTTATCAGTAGTAAATTTAGTAAAAATATCATTTCTAAATAACTATTATACATAGGAGTAGCTGTTAATAGAACAAGTTTCATATTAAATGCATAAGTTAATACACGTTTTAGACTCGGTGTTAATCGTTTCCCTTGTGCGGCATCATTCATTTCTACTAAACCTCCAGGTGCATCAAGATTCTCTTCTTCTTTTTCACCAGGAATATCACGTAAATTATGTGCTTCATCAATTATCATACACTTACCAGAAAACTCTTCCTTTATAAGTTTTATTTCTGCTTGTTTTTTATCCTCTATTTTTTTAATTAAAGGTGAAACTTTTGAAACAATACTTTCAATAAAAGAAGCAAGTTGAATATAACCTTTAAATTCATATCTTGTATTAATAATATGGCGCACCTTTCTTTCAATCACCTTTCTATCTTTTTCAAATTCTGTCCCTGATAATTTTAAGTATAAGTTACCAGTGCATCCGTTATGCTTATTTGGAACATTAGGATCTGTAGATATAATTACAGAATTAATATCAAATACTGTTCTTATAAAATTAGGTTGAATATTAGGTGGAGCAATTATATATACTTTCTTTGTAGGATTTAAATATAAGTTTGCTTCAGCTATTGATATGGCAGCACATGTTTTACCAACACCTACTCCGTGATACAATAACGCAGAGTTATATGGTGTTTTACCAGATAAAAAATTACTTACAAAACGTTGAACTGGACTTATTTCAAATTCAATTACACCTCCACATGTTGCTATCTCATTTGATGATAAATCATTTAACGAGCGTATCTTATTTTCAGCAAATTCTCGTTTATGAAACAATTTGAGAAGAAAATCTTTATCTTCTACATCAGGATATAAACCATATAATTCCTCATAATTATTTTCAATATTTGGAATTAAATCTCTAAATCTAAGATCTTCAAATAATCTATCTCTGGCTTCAGGATTTGTTTCATAAAGCCAGAGATCTAGTAACTCTTTATTGGTGGCCATCTATAGATTAGTAACAAAAGCGTAGTGGGCAATAATTCCTCAACAAACTAATAGCCCGTAGTAAGACTTCTTTCTTCTCAATATTTTCAGCTCTGATTTTATTAAGACACTCATCTAATGTAAACCATCCTAAATCACCAATTTCTTGTGCCATAAACTTATTTGAATTATCATATGTAATATCTTTATTTGAATTATACAAACATAAGAAATACTTATGGCAGTAATCAATATGATTACTTCCAAAAAAAGTTTCACAGATTGCTTCTAAATTTCTTATAAAAATAACATTCTTTTCGTCAATACTTGTTTCTTCTTTTAATTCACGAAATGCACATTGAAGTTCTGTTTCATACGGATCTCTCCTCCCTTTTGGGAACCCCCATTCTGGTGTATCCCAAGGCTCTTTTATCTCTGAAATTATTTGCCCAAGTGTTACAATCCTACCAGATTCATCTTGAATACCAGTTTTAAGTAATTCAAATTTGATTCGTGATGATTCTTTATCATTTTTATAATTCTGTGACTGTTCTTTAGGAACTCCCCATAGACCCAACCATAACGTATCAAAATCTTGAGTAAGAATTTTTTCATGTTCTTTTCGTGTCATAGAATTAATATGATATTTAATATAATTATAATCAGTAATCTTATACTTACCACGCATAATTTCAATAAACCCTAAACTATCTCTCCTTTGAATCATTAAAAACTTTATTTCTTTTAAAATAGACTCATAACCTGAAACATACTTTTCATTTTTAATAAGTTCTGATGCTTGATTCAAAGATTCAGGCAACTTTAGTAGAATACACCCATAACTTGTAACGGGAGCAATACACGATTTTATATAATGACCGTATACACCACAATTACTACATAATACCATTTTTTTTGTTCTGTTCATTAACCTAAATGTTTTATGTTATTTCTTTTTAGACCTTATCTGTGTTTATTTTTATATTATAAAATATAATTATTAGGTAAGATGCGATTAGGACCAGAAACATGGGGACCTTTATATTGGTCTGTAATACACATAACAGCTTTAGCTTATTCTAAAAAGCCTACTTATTCTGATAAGAAGGCGGCAAAAGAGTTTTATGAAGCGTTACAGTTTATACTACCCTGCCCGATATGTAGAGAACATTTGAAAACACATTTAGTGAAATACCCGATTACTCCTCACTTAGATAGACGTGAAGATCTTTTTAAATGGACAGTTAATCTACATAACGAAGTAAACAAGTCATTAAATAAGGCTACATTTACTGAGAATGAAGCATTAGCATATTTAAAGCGTTTAGGAGAACGTAAGTCTTCTCCGATGATAACTAAAGATATGATTGATGAAATTGATATGCGTTCCATGATCAAAGGAGGATTTATGGGAGGAGCAGTTGTTTTTACAGTAGGTGTCTGTGTATATTATTTCTCAAAATAGAGATAGGATGGAAGCAACTTCAAAAAAAGAACTTTCAAATGAAAGTTTATTTACAGGAGTTCAAATTCCAAACCAAGATACAAGAACTCTAAAAAAAGATGTAAAAAAGGTAGTTGTAAAAGCCAAGTTGACAAATGAAGAGATTGAAGCAAAAGAAGGAGTATACTGCACAGAAAAAGATGCGGATAAGATATTTGATGAAGATGTAGATGTTTATGTAGAACTTGCGGATGGAACACAAGAATTATTAGCAAAGTTTCGTAAAAATGTAATTCCTAAAGATAAGATTGAAGTTGGTTGGGAAGCGTTCTACGAAACTGCTGCTACATCAAGAAATCGTGGAGCGGCAGCTGGTCCTATACAACTTAAGAGTGAATACTGGAAGAAGAGAAAACCGGTTAAAACATCAAAGTGGTCAACGCATTATATGCAAGATGGTAAACTCTCAAAAATGAAGGTTAATAATTTAGTATTTAGTAGCGTATTAGGTTACTTTGAAGAAACACCATTCATGAAATTGCCTTGTAGATTAACTTCATACACACAGCGATATTTTGAAAATTATAAGAGAGGTATTCCTTTTATTCAAGCACTTAATAACTGTTTTAAGATTCTAACACCTAAGGAATATAAAAAACAACTCGATAGAGCAAATAAACAGAAATCATTTAAAATAGAGGATACGGCATTCTCATCAGTAACTATTAATAGAAATTTTAGAACTGCGTTACACATGGATGCTGGTGATTTTAAGGAAGGGTTTGGAAATTTATCGGTGATTGAACGTGGTAAATATTCTGGCGGATATACCATATTTCCAAGATTTAAGATTGGATTTAATGTTCGCACAGGAGACTATTTAGCTATGAATGTTCATGAATTCCATTGTAATACTGAAATGAAAGAGACAGAAGAACAGAAGAAGTATAATAAATCTTTACCGCAAATTCATTTTGAAGACCCTTCTACGGGCACACTTGGCGGTGATAAAAAGTTTACACGTATATCATTTGTATGTTATTTACGTGAAGGTCTGATTGATTGTAAATCAAGTGAAGCAAAAGAATATTATAAGCGTATTGGATTTGATACAAAGAAAGGAGATTTACATAAGTATAATAAGACTTTGAAAAAGAAAAAATCTAATTAGATGGATATACTCCAAGTAGCAAAAATTAGTTCTGGTTCGCTATTTGCTGGTTCGATAATAGCTCTTATAATTTTTATAATACTACTCATATATCATTATAGTGTAAAACCTATTCTCCCATTTTTACCATCAAATCAATCGTCGTATGAATCGTTACCTACGTATCAAAGTCAAACACTATATGGTGCTAATCCAGCACCACCTAATACTGCTTTAAATTTTACATCAATCACCGATTTTAAATTTGAAGAATTTACAATTAGTTTTGATGTATTTTTGAATGGAAGTTACAAATCTACAAGTGTTCCAAGAGTTCTCCTATATTTTAGTGACGCACCAGTAGTAATACCATCTAATAATTTTAAAGAATATAAAGTTGATTCAGTTGATATCCCAAGTATGTTGGATGGAACCCAAACAGATATACTAACAGTATTTAATAAAACAAACTTTATTGTATATATGGATCCTGTGAAAAATGATTTGAAAGTAGGTATAGTTACAAATAATGGAAGTACATCCACGTTAGAACTTCTCCCTACAATTAATAATGTTCCTATAAATGAACCGTTTCAAATAACTATTATTAAAGCAGATAAATTTATAGAAGTTTATAAAAATAAATTACTTATTACAACATATAAAATTAAACATAGTCCATTTATTATGAATACAAATTCAAAATTATATTCTCCAATCAGTTTTATTGGAGATACAATTAAAATAGGGAATATTCAGTATTTCAATAATGTTATTACAAGTTCTCAAGTTCGTTCTCTTACACCTCCTATAAAAGATAAAAAGTTTTTTACTAGTAGCTAAATATAGATGGAAAGAAGTAACTATCCAATTTATATATTTATGTTTTTAATTCTAATAATTATTATATTATTACTATTAACATTAATTCCATTCCCTAATTCGTATGCTAAAGATGTTCAGAAGATAGGTCCTTATAAATTAGAAAAAGTAGAAAATCATTTTTCTACAAAAGAGTTTCTAACTAATCCATCGGTATCATTTCAAGGATTCTTTTACTTAGAAAAATTACAAAAAACAGCAGTAACAACATCATGTAGCCCTACGGATCCATCTTCATTAAACTGTAATTCAGGGCGTTATTCATTATGTTCTTGTAATGGAACTAACTGTTCTAACTGCGAACATAAAGGTTTTATAACATTAATTAATTTTAATGATATTGTAACTTTAGAGCTTTTAGGTGCGCCCGACGGAGGAAGGCAAGGTAAAGCATCTGTCCAACTTACATTCAAAACAGAATCATCTGGTGATGTAGATGATTCATCTGGAAATCCTGTAAATCCAGAATTTTATCCTAAAGATGCGACTGGCAATTCAAATACGGCATCTTTTGTCTATATTGAAACATTTGTTCTCCCGCCTATCCCTTTCCAAAAATGGTTTATGATTACAATTTCACGTGCTGGTAGAAGGTTTGATATTTATTATAACGATACCTTAGTTTTATCTAAACAGATATCTACTATGTTATATCATAATGCAACATCTCAGAATATTTCAATCGGTAATAGCTTTATGCACGGTTCATCAGGGTATTTTACATTATATAACTCTATTCAAAGTGCTATAGATATTAGTAAACAGTACAACAGATTTGTAAATACACGTGGTTCTCCAGTATTTGGTCAAAATCCTCCGACAATAGGTTTAATGAATGTTTCACTTGACCGTTTACCAAATGTATTTGGAAATATAACAGTTCCATCAATTTGTGGTTCTGGAGATTGTATTACAACCCCGTCAAACCCTCCCGCATCTCCTATATATGAGTGGTCTTCATCTTACGCATAATCTTTTATTAAAGAAGAATGGATCAGCCAGTACAAAGAAATACTGGAATATTAAGAAAAATTAGTTCAAATCTTTTAGTATATATAATTGCAATTATCGTAGTTGCTATTTTTGTTTATTTTATTTATCAGTTTATCTATGGTTCGCCCACATTTAAGGCTAATATTATAATGGATAAAAAAGTTAAAGCAAATGATTCTGATATAACAACGTATAAAAATAATGTTAAGTTACCAAATATTGTAGAAGGGAATGAATTTAGTGTAAACTTTTGGATAAATATAGCGGGTTATAAGTATCGCAATAATCAACGTAAGCATTTGATTGAAATAGGGCATGATACAAAACATATTGATGATAATAATTTTTCTACACTACTTGTTGCTTTAGGAGCAACAACACCCTCCTTATTAGTTCGTGTACATACAGTCCCTTCCGATTTTTCAATCGAAGGAGGTAGTAATTTTGGTATATCTGATTGTTCAGGAGGGACAGGCTCTGATTGTTCAGGAGGAACAATCACTAAATTTCAAGAAATTACTGACCCGAATTTAATTTTGAATAGTAATCTAAAAGACAATTCACTTTTTATAAAGGATACTAAAAACTTTTTCAAACCTTTCTCTATGGTTGATGAGAATAATTTAATTGATTCTCCTAATACTTGTGATATTAAAGAACTACCTTTAGGAAAGTGGATTAATATCTGTATTATAATGGCTGGAAAGACACTTGATATATACTTAGATGGTAAACTAGTAAAGACATGTATGTATAAGAATTTCTTCAAGGTAGATCAAGCTGGTGGAGGTCCAGTATTAAGTTATTTACAAGGTGGAACACCTCATGGATTTGATGGTGAATTATCAAGAATACAAGTGTATAATACTGCTTTAACACCCGATGAGATATATAAAAATTATTTAGCTGGCCCAACTGGTGCTAGTGTGACAAATGACCCTGCTTCTTTTATTAAATATCTTTTTACCGGATAAGTAGAAGATGGATGGTATAGCAATAGCTCCTAGTGAAATTATGTTAGGACTTGGTATTGTTTTGATAACAGGCGCTTCATTTTATATTATACAATCTGTATTTGACATGGCAAATACAATTCAAGGAAGATATATTGAATTATTACCAAGAACGGCTGCTTCTGACGATAAACAGATAGTATTTGAACAAAATGCTT